CAGGCACTTAAGCGTAGCTCACTTGCTTGCGTCAGTTGGTTTCGTCGATTAGAATCTGGTCTAGGTCCTTGCAGTCGGTCTCAGGTTTGGAGGTCGGGCCGGATCGAGAGTGTTAGTCTCGACTCTTGTTGATGACAGGTGCTCGAGCCCATGGGCGGAGCGTGCGACTCTTGTCAGCGTATGCAGTAGCGAGCTTCGTGATGTTGAGCTCAGCCGATGCTTCGCCGGCGTTGAACGTCGCGTTCATGTTCTCTGTCCAAGATGGTGGAACCGTTCTGTACTGGTCGTAGTCGTAACAGGCCCAGCGGTTGGTTCCATCCGCTCCCGTTTTGCGCTTCACGCGGAAACAGCAGTTTCTCGACGCAACGGAGATGCGCGCATCAGCTTGGAAAGCTGTGCATGAACGCAGTCCGGCGGAGGTGTACTGTTGCCGTCTTTGGAAGCCCAGGTCTGAGTCCTCCACTTCGCAGAAGGTGGCCTGCGCGTACGAGCCATTCGCGCTGTTGTGCACAGCCGCGGAGGCGCAGCGATAGACGCTGGTCGCACGTGCTAGGGCAGAGGACACCATTCCAAGCACTTGCAGGTTAACTGCGTAGGTGCCGGCGGTGCTAGCCTCTGTTGGTGTGACACCACACTGAGAAAGTGATGTGCGCTGCTCGTTGGATAGCAGCGTGGCTGGTTGCCAGCCGAGCAGGTTCCCGGTAGGTCTTCCGGGAGTGTGGCCATGTTCTGGAACAGGCCGCAGTTCAGCGGGCAGGTCCCAGATTGGTCCGATGTCGCGATTGGGATGTTGAGTATATGCCATGTCCTGGCACATCCTCATGGCTGCCACTCCAGGAGCGGGCACTTGTTCCCATGTGTTGTGCGTCTCAGCACTAACACGTCTGTGGAAACCGGTGCTCGGTCCATGTCGGTCAGCGAGTGGTTTTGGTGGGAGCTTGAGTTTGTACTCTACTCCAGCCACGTCCGGCAGGTCGCCGATGGATCGGAAGTAGGCTTCGATCGGTTCAGGGACCGGGCCATACTCCTTCATCAGCTCGACAAAACGAAAGTCTTCGTATGTCGTGTCCGTTGGGTGGCGTTTTCCCAGTTCGGCGAGGCGAGCGTGTAGAAGAACTATCGTGTAGTAGTGAAACGCGCTTTCCGGTATGGTCTTTCGGAAGTGGCCATCGACCATCGACATCTCGGTATACACCGCAGATGCAATGTCGTGGAGGCCCTCCGCTGACACTTGGAACTCACGTTTTGTTGGTACTTGCACGTAGCCTTTGTCGCCCTCAAGTACGAATGCTTCTTGCCAGAGAGGGTCGTTAGCCAGAGATGTTCCCTTGCCACTGAGATGCTGTGGCTTGGGTGGGCCCGCGGGAGGCGGAGCCTTTGGTCCGGCGCTGACCTTTGGCTTTCCAGCTTTCGACTGGGGCTTTGGTTTTCCGCGTCGTCCAGAGTTGGAAAACACACGCGTCTTTTGCTCGGTAGGGTTGGGGACGGGTTCGTCGGGTTGGTTGTCTTCCTGCGTCTGGCGGGATGACATGACGAGTTTGGCGACCACCAGGTCTTGACGTTTATGCAGCACAAGTCTG